GGTTGATGAGTCAGCTGAAGATAGACAAAGTGCAGTTGACAGAAATGTTGAACATCTAGAAATTATGGTTGCTAAAGATTACTGGACATCAGAAGATATGACTGCAGTTAATGCAGCTATCGTTGCTGGTAAAGCACACACAGCATCGTAGTTTAATTTTCTACCTATAACATATGTTGATATAACTAGGGTTCTAGTATATTTTAAACTAGGGATTAATTTATGCTACAAAAACTAGGTTTTGCACCAGGATTTAATAAACAAGTCACAGAGACCGGGGCCGAGGGGCAATGGTTTGATGGTGACAACGTACGTTTTAGATATGGTTCTCCTGAAAAAATTGGTGGTTGGGATCAACTAGGCGGCGATAAATTAACAGGTGCTGCAAGAGCAATTCATAATTGGGATGATAATGTTTCAATAAAATATTCTGCAATTGGTACTAATAGAATTCTTTATGTTTTTTCTGAAGGTGCTTATTATGATATTCACCCTATAGAAAAAACTGTTTCAGGTGCAACATTTACAAGCACCTCCGGTTCAAATATTATAACAGTAACAGTTTCTACATCTGTACCATTAGATGATGATGACATTGTCATGTTTGAAAATGTTAGTGGTTTATCAGGATCTACTTTTACTAACGCAACGTTTGAAGGTAAAAAGTTTATGGTAACGTCCGTTCCAACTAATACAACTTTTACTTTAACAATGGCAACTACAGAAGCAGGAACACCTTTATCAGGTGCGGGATCTGCTGATGCATTATACTATTATAGTGTAGGACCTGCTAAACAACAATCTGGTTTTGGTTGGGGTACAGGTTTATATGGTGGTACAGTTACTGGTGCTGCAACAACAACTCTTGCAACTGCTTTAACAAATACAACAGGAACTACAGTTGTCTTAACAAGTTCTGCCGCGTTCCCTTCAACAGGTACCATACAAATAGGAACAGAATTTATTACTTACACAGCAAATAATACGGGAACAGGGACCTTAACTGGTGGTGCCAGAGGTGCTAATGGTAGTACAGCTGCAACACATAGTGCGGGTGCTGCTGTTACCAATGTCACAAATTTTAACGGATGGGGCCAAGGTTCATCTACTACACAATTTACACTAAATCCTGGTCTATGGGTTTTAGATAATTACGGTACAAAATTAATTGCACTTATTTACAATAGAGAATGTTTTGAATGGGATGCTGCAGCACCTAATGCTGTAGCGAATAGAGCAACTATTATTACAGGTGCACCAACAGCTTCACGTCATGTATTGGTGTCAACTCCTGATCGACACTTAGTTTTCTTTGGAACAGAAACTACAATTGGAGATAAAACCTCACAAGATGATATGTTTATAAGATTTTCAGACCAAGAAGATATTAACAATTATACTATCACTGCAAACAATACTGCGGGTTCTCAAAGGCTTGCTGCAGGATCTAAAATTATGTCTGCTATTAAAGGTAGGGATGCTATTTACGTATGGACTGATACATCATTATTCTTAATGCAGTTTGTTGGATCACCATTTACTTTTGCCTTTGCACAGGCAGGAACTAACTGCGGATTGATTGGTAAAAATGCTGCGGTTGAAGTTGATGGTTCTGCTTATTGGATGTCGGAAAATGGTTTCTTTAATTATGATGGTCAACTAAGATCTATGCCATGTTTAGTTGAAGATTTTGTTTATGATAGTTTAAACTCAGTACCTAGAGATTTAATTAATGCAGGGGTTAATAACCTTTTTGGAGAGATTAACTGGTTCTATTGTTCAGCCAATGCAATTACAGTTGATAGAGTAGTTACTTATAATTATTTAGATTCTACAACTCAAAGACCTATCTGGACTACAGGGTCATTAAACAGATCTGCTTGGGAAGATTCTGCTGTATATGATAAACCTCATGCAACACTTTATGATCCTAGTGACAATGCTTCGTATGATGTTACTGGTAATATAGATGGAAGTAGTATATACTATCAGCACGAAACAGGGACCGATCAAGAAAATGCAGGTGGTGTAATTACTGCAGTTACGGCTAACATTGTTTCAGGAGATTTTGATATTACACAAAAAAGAAGTAATACAGGTCAAGCGGTAGGAACACCTGATACTAGAGGAGACGGTGAATACATTATGAGGATTATGAGATTTATTCCAGATTTTATTGATCAAACAGGTGACACTCAAGTTAGTTTTACAACTAGAAATTATCCTAACAGTACACCCGTCACTACAAACTTTACAGTTACTTCAAGCACAACTTTTAAAAGTACAAGAGTACGGGCAAGATCTATTGCATTAAAAGTATCTAATACAGGAACCGGTCAAGACTGGAAACTTGGTACATTTAGATTAGATATTGCACCAGGAGGAATGAGATAATGGCATCTTTTTATAACGCTGCCGATAAAAAACTTTACGAAAAGTATAAATATCTTCCTCAAGAAAAATATAGATTAGGTCTTACTCTTCCAACAGATGCAACTGAAGATGAAGTTGTAACAGATCAAGGTATCGTAAATACAAATGCTTTTGCAAACACTGGTGGTGGCGGTGATAATTTTAGTGTTTATAATCCGGACCCTAATACTATATCAAATCAAGATTACGATCCTTTTCCTTACAGACAAGCTGCTGAAATGAATTTAATTGGATCAGGTGACTCACAATTTGATATAAATAAATATGGAACCGGGTTTAGAACAAAAACTGAAGCAAATAAATTTATGGATATGTATCCCGAATATTATAGAGGAGATGATGATGAAGAACTAACTGGAATTAGATCTTTAATTTCAAAAGGTGTAAATTTAATACCAGGTATGGGCATGCTTAAAACGGGTGCACGAGTTTTAGGTGGTTTATTTCCTACTAACTACAGATCTATAATGGAAAATGAATTAGCTGGTCAAGGTATAAGGGTTGACGACACTGGACGGATTGTAGGTGATCGAAATACAATAGAAGGTGTGTTATCTGGAAAAAATGCTTCTAGAGTAAATGAAGGCACTTTTGATAAACAAATAGGAACACTTGAAAATACGTTAGGGGCAGGTAAATATAATCTTCCTCAAAGTGTAATAGATGGAATTAAGTCTGGTAAAATAACAGACGAAGAGCTTGAAACAACCTATGGAATAAAAACTGAGCTATCTCAAAGATTAAGAAATAATATAATTGCAAAAGATAATTTTTTAGATGTAATTACAAAATCAAACATAATTTATGCTAATGAAAACTATGACCCTTCAATCGAAACACCTGTAGGAGCTGATACAAAAACTGGTCCAAATATAAATGAAGAAGAAGGTAGACCCGAGAATCCAGGTCCTAGTATAAATGAACAAATAGATCAAAATAATCCTAATAATAATAATAATAATAATGATGGTGGTAGTAATGATAATACTGGTGGTGATCCAGGAAGCGAAGGAGCGGGTGATAGATTTGAAAACAGGTCCGGTAGAGGTAGAACAGGATACTTCTACGGCGGTAAAGTATAATGGCTAAACTTGTACAATCATTGACTAGAGCGGCACCTGAATACACACAAAGAAATTTACAATCATTGGTCAGGGATCTTGATAGTATAATTACAAAATTAAATACTTCTTTTCAAGAAGAAGTAAAACAAGAGATAGAAGCTAAAAGTTTCTTTTTAGAATAATGGCAGTAGTAAATCAGTATAAATTTTTGGACTAACTGGACAGGATGCATCTAGTGCTGGTAAAAAAATGTTTGGTACAACTATAGTGCCACCGGTTACTGGTGACACAAAACAAAACCCATTAATTAATGAAACGTATATTGTTAAATCTATTTTAATTACAGCTACAGCAACACCTGTTATTAGTGTAACAAACAACGGTGTAACAATTATTAAAACAGCTGCTTTTACAGCAAATGTATCTCAAGAATTATTAACTCAGCCTTTGATAGTAGAGGGTACAACAGAGCTAGTAGTAATATCAAGCACTTCAGATGCAATTGATATTGGTGTTAGTTATCTAAATATTTTAAAGGAGAAGCTAGACTAATGGAAGTATTAAACGCAAAAGTAGAAGAAACTTATAGACACCTTAAAACCGGTGAGATCTTTAAAGAAAGAAAAGACTGGGAAGCTAAGGGTTATAAGCCAGAAGAGATGGCACAGGACGTAAAAGTTATCATGCCTCCTCTTGATTTACTAAGCAAAACCAAGTAAACATAAGAATTAAGGTAAAATTATGGCAATATCTAACATGCAACAACCACAACAAATACAGGGCGGACTAGGTTCTTTACAAGATCCTAGACAAGGTTACTTCTTAGGTAAACTTGTTAAGAAAGCTACACGTGCTGTAAAAAAAGTTGCTAAAAGTCCTATAGGTAAAATGGCATTACTGGGTGCTGGAGCATACGGTTTAGGTGCTTTAGGTGCAGGTACTGCATCAGGTGGTGGTTTTTTAAATGCATTAAGAACTGGTAGAATGGGAAATTTTGGTTTAGGTAACATGGGTAGTGGTTTAAGTAGACTTGCTTTTGGTCTTAAAGGTGGAACAGGTTTAGCAGGACAAGGTCTCTTAGGATCAGCAGGTAAATTTTCAGGTAAAAGAGCTTTCCTTACTGGAGGTGCTTTAGCTACAGCATTACCATTTATGATGGGTGGTGGTGATGACGATGAGAATGAAGAAGACATAGATAGACAAGATTATGCAGCTCAAGTCCAACGTGCAAGAAATTTTTACACCGGTCAAGGTGATGGCGGTGCTGGTTTAAATTTCATGCCACAAAAAAAATATGTTATGTCAAATTTTTACGCAGCTGATGGTGGCCGTGCAGGTTATGCTGGTGGTATGTTAGTTGAAGAAGATGACGAAGAAGAATATATAAGATCAAGTGCGGGTATGGCTAGAAGACAGCCTAAAACATTTTTAAATATGGGTGGTGGTGCAGGCCAAGCTCAAGCAGAACAGATGCTTATGATGGAATATGTTAAATACAAAAACAAAGGTGGAGATTTATCTTTTGAACAATTTGTAAAAGCAATAATGCAACAACAAGCACCAGAAGGTGCAGGCATGGAACAACCTATGGCTATGGCAGCTGATGGTGGTAGAATAGGTTTATTAGCTGGTGGACCAGTACCAGATTCAACCGTTCCAGGATACACAACACCAGCGGGTTATAATAAATTTGATTATAGATCAGGTGGAGTACCGGTAAGAGTAGGAGCACAAGAAGGTGGCATCATGGATGCTGAAGCATCAGAGATGATTGACATGGGCGGCATGGAAAAAGATTTTAGAAACGAAGGTGGCTTTGTAGCAATGGGTGGCAAAGAAAGAGCTGACGATGTCCCTGCTAGACTGTCTAAAAATGAGTTTGTATTTACAGCAGATGCTGTTA